TATCCTTTCCACGCGACCGGGTTACCGTTGTGTTGCAAAACTTGCGGAGGGCAAGCTCCAAGGCGCGACCCTTTTTCGTCCTATCCTTGGGCTTGAACAGCTCGTGGTTGCGGTGGGCGGAAAGCTCTTTGCTTCTCCATATCCGTTTGAAGAATTCAAACAGATTCCCAACATCACGCTCGCGCCTAATGCGAAAATAGTTTATTGGGCTCAGTGCTTGCAGGCCGCGGAGCGACTCGGGACCGCTCTCAATTCCGGTATCAAGATTGTCCCTCCTCGCGCCGTGCTTATGGCGCAGGATAACGGCAGCTCGGCCCCGGCGTGGTATGACGGCTCAAATTCCGGACAGATTAGCGGCAACTCGCTGGACACTCCTGCGGGCGGGCCTATGGCGTGGGTCGGTGACCGGCTTTGGATTGCCCGGGACAACGGACTATTCGCCTCAGACATCGCGAACCCCTTCAGCTTCCGCGAGAGGGTTTACCTCGGCGGGCAGGAAGCATTTTATTTTACGAGCGAAATCACCGCTCTCGTTCCGACTCCGTCAATCGAGTCCCCGCAGCTTTTCGTTTTCACCTCGCGCAACGGCTCGATTGTCCAAGCGAACATTCGGGACCGGACACAGTGGCCGATTACCCCGGATTTCCAAAAGGAAATTATTCAGGTGGGTTGCCTCGCGCCTCGTTCCGCGGTATCGCACTACGGTCATCTTATTTGGTTCTCTCAGTCCGGCGTTGCGATTTACGACCCGGCGACGTCTGGAAAACTCACTGCCCGTCTGCCGGTTCGCGATAATGAAATGCTCGTGAGTAAAGTCCACATTGACACCGATGTCAGCCTTGTGGCGTCCGGGACCTATGGACAATATCTAATGATGTCGGTCCCCTCGGAGGATATTTTCAACAAGCATACGTGGGTCATGAATAACGCGAGTCTTGCGACTCTCAATGATGACTCGGGGCCTTCATGGGCTGGCGTATGGACCGGCACAAGACCCGTTGAATGGGTCTGCGGCGAAGTCGCCGGGGTGGAGCGCGCTTTCTACGTGTCCGTTGACTCGGATGGTAATAACAGACTGTGGGAAGCATTTCAGCCGGACCGGCTGGACAATGGTTGTCCGATTACGTGGGCGATTGAGACCCGGGGGCATTTTGGTATCACTTCCTCGAACCCTCAGAAAAATCCCGGAGCCCGCTGCCGTTTGACTTGGGTGGATGTCGCTATGTCTGGGGTCCCGGAGGATATAGACCTTGCCGTATTTTTTGCAGGCGGCACTAACGGGGCATATCGTCCCATGCTCACGAAACGGATTTCGGTTTCTCGGGGAAGCTTGAGCTTCGACCAAGAGATTACCGCGGACACCCAGATGTTTGCTTTCAAACCTCAGTCCCGCGTGGAGCGAACTGAAGACGCCAACAACCAACCGGCGGACCCCGTGGCGGGAATGTGCGGAGTAGAGAAGCCGGACAACGATAACATTGACGAAAGTTTTCAGTTCCTGATTGTCGGGCACGGTCCGATGTCTATTCGCTGGATTCGGTCATTCGCTTATCCGGTCTCCGAAGAGCAATCCGGAAGCGGGGACGCTTGCACAAATGAAACGCGTTTAAACGCGGTCCGGTTTGACGGTGTCGCGGCCTTCGCTGAAAACTTCAGCGACTTGGTAGCGGAGTTGACCGCGGCCCAGACTCAGGACTTCACTTCGAACCAAACCCAGATGCTGTCTAATGGGGAATTCAGCGCGGTAGGCGTAGGCACTGCTGAGAGCATCGTCTCGCAGGAAGCTGCGGACCGGGTTGCAAATATTATTGCCGGGAAGCAGGCGCAGGCGGAGCTCGACGCTCTGGTCCCGCCAGTCTTATCAGTTGGATTAGGACTATGAACACAGTTTTAGAAGCTCTATTTCTCCGGCGTCCGCGAATCGAATACATTTCGCCGCCCGTTTGCCCGATTCATTTTTCGGCCAGCGGAGTTGCGATTTTCGACCAGTGTTTTCATGACCAATCTTTTTGTAGTCTGGGAAAAGTGAACAGCAATTTCCTGCACTTCGAAATGCCGTCCGATGCTCTGGCTTTCAACATTTATTACTCGACCCAGCAGAGCGGCCAGCCGTTTACGATTGTCAACGATGGAGTCCCACTGAGCACCGCCGTAGTCTTCACCGCCGGGACCTACTGGTTCACAGTGAATTTAGAAAATGGCAATGAGGTGGGTCCGTTCCCTCCAGTGGTTGCGGATGGGATTCAATACTTTCAACTTTCCATTCCGAAAATTGCCGGTGGAGTCAGCGTCAATTTATATCGGAACAACAACAAAATCGTTTCTGGTATTACCGGCGTGATAGTGGAAAGCTCTGCGCAGGGCTGGTATCAGGCGACGAAAATCACCGCTGACGGAGAATCGTCCCTGCAAGATTGCCAGAACAAAGGCGGCGGGCCTGTCCTGCTATCGGGTTCTGTTCCGCAACCTCCTCCTCCGCCTCCTCCCCCTCCCCCGGGACCGGATTGGAACATCGGATTTTTCGGTGCTGACTTTTGCTTAGGGTGCGAGGGAGATTTGCTTAATGGAACCCCGGATAACTCGGGGCACGTCGCGCTGCCCGGGTCCTCGTTCTCGCTGCACACTCAATTGCACAACGGTTCATTCTTTGAATACACTCGGAATATGCCGGGCTCCTTCACGGGGAATTACGACGGCCCGGCGGCTCATTGTCGAATCACCACGGTTGGCGGAGCAGCTGGCCCCGGCGCTATCAGTGGAAACAATATCGTTTCGGTTTTTGTGGACGGGATTCAAGTGGTGAGCATATCCGGCGCGGCGATGTATGCCGCTACGAACCACGTGGACTTCAATATTCCATCCGGGCATCATGTTGTTCAGGTAGCAGTTCAAGGTCAGGCCGGAGCGGACCAAAACCTGAACGTCTCGGGGTCATTCAGCAATATTCTATAATCTTATGGCACTAGTTAACACAAATTTATTCATCCAAATGGCCCAGCTGCCCGTGACTTTCAAGGGAACGCCGCAGGAGCTTTCGATTGAAATGGTCAAGCGGATGCGAATCGTTTCCCCCAACGGAGTCAACTTCATTTACATTGGGGACGTGGAGCCTACTTCGAACGTGGGTCCGTGGTTGAAAGGCGGAACGCAGTGGTGGGTCTGGGATGACAACACCAACCGCTACAAGCCACAGGACTTGAGTGCCTCGTTCACCGCGCCGTATGCAATCGGGAATAGCACCCCGTCAGTCAATAACCCGCCGGTCTGGTTGCGGACTACACAGGACGCCACAGACCTCGCGCCGACTTCTTACGGGGAGCCGATTGGCTGGTATGTTTTCGACGGGCAAGCTTGGATTCCGTTCAATAGCATAATGAATTCCGGCTCTACTGCGTCCCGGCCTTCTAGCCCGGCAGATTTTCAGCAGTATTACGACACTGACATCAGCACTCTCATTTGGTGGGAGCGAGGGCAGTGGAGGACCGTCTCGGGTGTCCCGGGCGATATCAAATTCGTCACCACGCCTACGGCAGCCGCAGCGTTAGTGCAGAACCCGGGTTGGGCTCTGGTTCCTCAGTATGCAGGGCTGACTCTCGCTATAGCGACCTCAGACCCCGGCGGCGCGCCGGTCACCTCTTTTCCGCCGGTCACTGGGGCGTCCCCGCAGGTTCAGGGAGCCATAACCGGGACCGGCCCGCAGCAGCTTCAGGTCAGCGCGCTCTCGTCTCTGAACTACACCCCGACTTTGGCGCTTTGGGCGATTACTAAAACATAAGATACACCCGCAGCAATGGGGGTAACTGTTTAGATGACATAGTGTTGGTTTTTCGAAAAGGTTAACAAGATATGGCAGGCACTGGTGGAATGAGTATGGGCGGGATGGGCGGCTCGATTTTCTCAGCCGCAGGCGCAATTGTAGCGGGCGCGATTCAGTCCGATTCTATGAAGGCCGCAGCTGCTGCACAGCAGGAAGCCCTCTCGAAGCAACTGACTAATGTCAACCTTGGAATGGACCCCATCAGCTCGCACTTCAGAAACTGATTGACCCAAATCTCGCCTCAACTCGGCAAGTCGCCGGGGCGGATTTACTGAAGGGTGTCAATGATATCAACGACCCGAATTCGCAATCGAATCAGATTGCACGGGCGGCTGTTGAAAATGCGACCACTGGAAGCGCCGGTCTCGACAAGGGCAAGAGTGCCCTGATTGACGCCGCTCTCGCGCAGATTAAAGCCGGGGCCACACTTCCTCCTGATGTCGAAGCTCAGATGGTGCAGGCCGGGCTACAGCAGGGCGGCTCCGCCACGGGCACCTCTACGGGCACCGGATTGGGCGGGAATATTCTCCGCTCTGTTCTAGGCACCGCCGGGTTGAATCTCCAGATGCAACGGCAGTCTCAGGCAGCCGGACTTTTGCAGCAGGCCGGAGTGTTGCAGCAGCAGAAGCAGAGCACGCTCAGCAATCTTTTCCCGTCGCTCGCGAATACCCAGCTTGCAAATCTTTCTGGCACTGCGGGCGCTCTCGGCACTTCTAATTCGTTGGTCCCCGATACTGGACTCACCGCCAAGGACACCGCCAATCTTTGGCTTCAGAGAGTTGGCGCGCAAAATCAAATTTACGGTGGTCAGGGCACAGTGGAAGCGCAAAAGAAACTTGGTCAGGGTCAGGCGTGGTCTACCGCCATTGGCACCGCGGCCAGTGATATCGGGTCTTCATTCGGCGGTTAATTAATTTTATGCCTATCGGAACTTCTTCAGACTCTCCTCTAGTTGCTGGACTCGCGCCTACTCAGGCAGTAACCGGCCCGGCGAATGTAATCACGCCCGATGCAGTGACGGCTCTCGTTGACTCATTCGGCAAGGGCGTAATTACTGGCGACGACCTCGCGGCGCACACTGGAATGATGGCGCACCTCCGCAACCAAGCGGAGCGGCAAAAAATTCAAGAGGAAACTTCTCCCTCTGCGGTTCAGGCTCGCGAGGCCCAGCGGCAAGCGATAATTGCTCAGCAGGGGTTAGTGGGAGCTACAGCGACGGCACAGACCGGCCTAGTGCAGCCTACCGCAACTTTAGCGGGAACCAAAACAGCTCTTGAGCAGGCCCAGACAGAAATGGGTCCTACCGGCATTTCCGCGATT